ATTTATAAGATATTCAAATAAAAAAATACCTTGCTAAAATACCTTGCTAAAATACCTTGCTTAAAGTAAGATAAAGAGAGTAAGAAATTAAGTAAAATGTCAAAATCAAACAAACATACAGTAAGGCTAACAGATGCACAAACAGAAAGGATAAAAGCGATAGCCTATGAATTAGGTTATGTATGGACTTATGGTGGTGAAACAACAGGATCAATAACAGGTTTATTGGTAGGTATTAGTGGTGGTGAGGTAACTCTAAGTAAAGAAAATATTGAATATAAAATAACAAAAAAAGGAAAGTAAACAAATGAGATTGGAATCTCGGCTTATTGTTATAGCCATTTCTTCAGCTTTAAATATTTTGATGATTGGGCATATTTGGGGAATTATAAATGTGCATTGGATTTTTCTACTTCTATCTATACTTTTTAATATTTCGGTATTCACTACTGTGGATATTTTTGAACTACTTAGATTAACAAATAAGAAAAGAAAATAATATGGAAGAATTAGAAACAATTTTATTGAAATGGCAACAAGTTAAAGAAGATGATCCGACAGGTGTTTTTTATCATTTAGAAGATAGAAAAGCTGGTTATTTCATAGTTAGTAAGCAGTATGAACAATTTTTAGGTTGTGAAATCGAACAGGCAAAAATAGAAATCAATTTATTTTTTAATTTCGGTTTTATGCGTGATTTAAGACATCTAAAATGTAGAGAAGGCACTACTCATGTAAATGATTATGATGATTATTTTACGGCATTAGATGAGACTGATCGACTTAAAGAATTAAAAGAAAAACAAAAAAAATAAGAGTGAAAAATTTTATTTATACTTACATCAATCGTCTTTTCTTGATTATGTAACTATAGTTAGTGTTCATAAATTACTATGAATTGACTTTCTAAATCTTCTCGTTTTATATATGGCAATAAAGTTTTTGCCTTCTGTAATTAAAATCTAATTCAGTTGGCAGTTTAAGTTTTCTCATGTAATCTAAATGTAATATATTAGTAATAATTATAAATCAAACTATGACTTACAAACCAAAATATAAACCAAATCAATTAATTTATGGCACGGGTGACAATCTAGTTATCGTTAGTGGTTGGACACCTAAAGAGGCGATCGCCAAAAAGTTAGCTTCTAAAGAATATGCGGCAATAGGTAACCTTTACTCTCCATCAAGGGGAATAAATTTTTTAATTAGAAATTTATTATTAAATCCTCAGGTTACACAATTAAGGATTTTAAGCACCACTAGAGAGGATCAGAATAGTGGTAGTTGTAAATGCCTATTTGACTTCTTTAAGTACGGTGTTACGCAAGAAAACGATAAATGGATAATCAATTCAGATATTAAAGGTTACTTAGATATAGAGATAAGTTTAGAAGCCTTAGAAGAATTAAGAGCATCAATGACAGTAAAATATCAAGATAGTACCAATTTAGAAAAGATAACGGCTACTATTGATCAACGTCAATCTTATGAGTTTGAAATAAAAGAAAATAGTACAGAAATAAAACCAAGCAATATTTATGGACATACAGTAACAGGTAAAACTATTGCTGATACATGGGTAAAGATTATTCACAGAATTAGAACTAATGGCACGATAAGACCTACAGGTTATGATGGACAATGGCAAGAATTAATTGACTTAAAAGCAATAATTACAGATGAACCTAAAGATTTTTATTTTCCTACTCCTAATTATTTACCTGTCGATCAGGCTTATATCCAAAATTATTTACCACAAATCTTAAAAGATGCCCCGTATAAAGAAGGTGTTAAATATACTTATGGGCAAAGATTAAGATCATGGTTTGGTAAAGATCAAATTAAAGAAGTCATTAAAAAATTAAAAAAAGAAAAAGATTCCGCTAGTGCAGTAATGAATTTATGGGATTCTGGTAGCGGTTGTGAACGTAATACAATTAAAGTGATTGATGATTGTGGTATGCCTGAACCAATACCTTATCAAGTCGCCCGTTATGGACGTAACGCTGGTGATAGTGACCATGAACATGGGGGTTCACCTTGTCTTAATCATATATGGGTGCGTATAATCGATAATAAATTAAGCATGACGGCTACCTTTAGAAGTAATGATATGTTCAGTGCTTGGGTTGCTAATGCAATGGGATTAAGGGCTTTACAAGCCCATATACGTGATGGAATAGATAAGACTTTAGAATTAGCACCTTTGATTACTATCAGTCAATCGGCACACATCTATGATGATTGTTTTGAGAATGCCGATAACTTAATTAAAACTCAATATTATGGCAATAAAAAAATAACTTATGTCGATCCTGTGGGTAATTTCATTATTGAATATGATCCGAAAAATTATTGTGGAGAAAAAATAACAATATCACATCAAGATCGTGAGGATAATATTATTAAAACTTATTATGGAGAAAATCCATTATTTCTTATTAGGGCGATCGCCAAAGATAACCCAAGTATTGATCCTTTACATATCGGCTATTTAGGTTTAGAATTACAAAAAATAGCACAACAAAAAGAAAATTATAAACAAGATGTTTAAAGTTATTATTTGTGGCTCAAGAAACTTTAACAATTACGACTTATTAAAAACAAAATGTGATTATTACTTGAGCCGTTTCCTTAAACCAGAAGTTACAGTTATTAGTGGGACAGCAAAAGGAGCTGATAGTTTAGGTGAACAATACGCTATTGAAAAAAGTTTTGAAATATTAAAATATCCAGCAGACTGGGATCGTTATGGCAAGTCAGCTGGATATAAAAGAAATCAACAAATGGCTGAAATAGCAGACGGGGTAATTGCATTTTGGGATGGTATTAGCAAAGGGACGAACCACATGATTAATATTGCTAAAGAGAAAAACATTAGAGTAATTGTAATTAAATATGAAAATTGAATTTAATAAGATAACTGTTTTTATTGGTGAAAATTTAAGTCAGAGTGTCAAATTTGTTGAGACTTGCGACAAAGATTACCTATTTGTTCAGTTTTTAGAACACCAATCATCGCCAACTCAACAAGTAATTAGGTTTTATGAATTACTTAAAGGAATGAATCGTGGCGAGGGTGGTAAATTAATCTTTACTACTCATAGCTCTTACATCTTAAATGCTTTAACCTTAGCCATAAAAGCTAAAGGAATAAAAAACCAAAATATTGTGCCAAAAAAATCTTGTATAAATATTGAAGATGTAAGTATTTATGAATTAACTGAAAACGGCATAATCCGTAAATTACCAACAGTTGACGGATTACCTTCAGATGATAATTATTTGAATAATCACTTAGCTAAAAGTAATCAGTTATTTGATCAACTATTGGAATTAGAAGAGTTATCTTCATAGCTGTAATGGTAGCATTCTCCATCTTCAAAGTACCACGTATCCCAATTAATTTACATAAAATCAAAAGATTATTAATAGAAGAAGAGAGAAAATATACACCTCTTTTTGAATATGATTATTGGGATTATAACTAATCATGCCTAAAGATGATTTGACAGCCTTAGAATTAAATATATTACAAGTTGCCAACTATTATCAAAATTTTCAATATATCTATTTATTTACTCAAACAATATCAGCAACTAAAGAGGAAAAGGAAAAAGCAATAGATAATTTAATAAGTAAAGGTTATTTTATCTATTGCTCTGATTTTGGTTTGCGATTAAGTTTAAAAGGTCTCCAAAGTCCGATCAATTAATTCCATAGGAGTAGCATGATCATATTTTAAAGCAAAACGTTTGACTGTTCGTTCAAAATCAGTAATCATTTCTTGTTGATCGGTTGTCATATTATCACGATTACATTTGAACTGTTGGCAACCAAAAAGAGCTTTGTTTACTTTCACTGTCCATACTTTATAATCCTCAGGTATTGGTTTAGTGCCGTATAAATCAATATGACGTTCCATTAAAACATCCGTATAATCTCTACGAGCTAATAATCGTTTCCAGCGTATAGTTAATAGCTTATTGTAATCTTCTTCTGTACATTTAACCCCGAAGGCATGATTAAAACGGCGTTCTATTGATTCCTCAGCCAATATCATCAATAAATTAATCGCCTCTTCATTCTTTTTCTGAATGACCACATTTTTAATTAATTGAATAAATTGATCTATCGAAATCGTATTAACAGGTTGACTATTCAATTCTGACTTTAATTTGAATAGCAAACTTTCTTTACTTAGCAAGGCTTTCACTTCTCTAGTTGCATTATTTTGAGTGGCGAGAGTAGGCATTAATTTTGTTACTTGAGTAACCCCCATTCGATAGCTACCATCAGGCAACATCAAACCCTCAATCTTTGTATATCCAAAATCTATCTGTGCAACGACTGCTTTTTCTGCCATAATAAATATATCTCCTATGTTACTTAACTGGTTTAGGGGATGCTAGATGTTAATAAGCAATTGGTAATTTGCGTTACTGGTTGCTTTTCTAGTATTCACTTCCTTTGTTTATTGTAACAAATTTAGAGATAAAATTATAGTTTTATTTAAAATTAATTACACGTAAAAAATACTTTGCTAAAATAAAAAGTAAAATGAATTTCATACTAGAACACTATCAGCAAATATTATTTACAGTAACGGGCGGTTATACCCTACTAAGTCTATTATTCGGTGTGATTAGTGAGAATAGACTTAGTAAAGTAGAAAAGCAACTAGATAAGAGAAATGACCAATTAGAGAAACAATTAGTCATTTTGAAGACTAGACAAGATTATCACGAGAAAATGTGACCAACTCATGGTAGAATACAGAGTATGGCTACTAACAGAAAGTTTAAAAAATGACAGATAAAATAATAATAAACTTCCCCGCATATTGTTATTGGATTCGCACCGAACTTTATCGTATTGATAATGATTTAATTGCTTTAGGGTGTAACATCCTTTCAATATCAGAAGATGGTTTATGGATAAAAGCAGAAGTTCCAGATCATTGGTGCTTTATAACTAAAGGCGATCGCCATCTTGAGATATATGCTGATAAAGAATATAAAGAATTAATCGGCACAATTAAAGAGAATATGAACACAGCTAGAATGGTTACAGTATTTGAAGGTAGAGTAAGTTTGGCTGATAAAATAGATAATTACTATAACAATATGGCTAATGAGATAAAACCGTTAACAGTTGAAAGGGAAGGACAACTTGCGTTATTTTAAATCGATAAATAATAAAGACAAGAAAAATGAACAATAAAAAAATAGAGAATGTAATTAGTGTTTCCCTGTCCATCATAGGCATGATAATTGTTCGTCGTCTAAATGTAGCTTTTATATTCATACTTATTTTCTATGTAATGGGATGTATTAACATCTTTCAACTATGCGAAAAGAAGATTAAAGAATAGTTTGCCAATTAATAGTCTGTACTACATTATCTACCCAAGTATAACTAGGAATTTTAGCAGTTCCTAAATAAACTAAACTAGCATGATCCGCATCCCATGTAGCATTAAAAATAATCGTATTACCTTCAATCCTAGTAGCGGTCATAAAACTATCTCTTAAGTCTGCACTATCTACCACGTCTCTAGGACTTGTAGCAATACGTCCAGTTTTACCCTCACCATAACTCCGCACGGTAAGGTTAGGGTATTCTCTTTTTTCCTCAGTTATTTGTTCTTGCATTACATCTGCTACTTTGCCAAATCCTTTAATAGCTATTCTCTCCGCTTCTTTTAAGAATTTCTTTTCATCAAAAGTAAATTTCATTATAATCCGTTGTCTCCTTTTATTTCAAAGTAACCTTGTATAGCTTGCCCAATAGCGATCGCCAAATCTATAGATTCAGTAACTGGTGTTGTAATAGCGTCCGTGAAATAAAACTTACCTTCATAAGATAAATTGTTTTGAATGAAACTACAATTAACTACATTAGGAATGCGTCCGTTATATTCTACGGGCATAACTAACCAACCTTCACAATATACCCTTGAGTAATTTAAACCGCCGTCACTTTCTACTGTACCGTCTTTTCTTTTGATTAATTTAGCTTTAACTGTTCTGAGGGTTTCACCTTCTAAATTATAGTTGCCTGTAGTTTCATCAATAACAATATTTCCCGTGCCTTCTTTAAAGGTAAACAGTGCGTTGTACTGAGTTCCCGTTACTCCTTTTAACCCCTTGCTTATACTTTTTAATTCTGTCAGTAACCCTTGATACGAAATTGTCATTATTTTTATTTTTTATTCTCATTTTTGTGTAATATAAATATATTACAAGTATAAAACAAATAATATGAATACAGATATTTTTACCCAAAAGTTAGACGAGTTTCTAGTGATGAAGTCAAATATAGAATGGGAGTTAGAAAAAGAAGATTACGACTTTTTGATTGAACACCATCAAAAAGTTTTACTTTTGATAAGTATTTCTAATATATTTTCCCTAATTCATAGTTTTAGTAGTATAATTGAAACAACACAGATTACAGTAAATCAAATAATCACAGAAGTGGGTTTGAGTTGCCAAGATGCGTTAATAGAAAACATAGAAAAGGATTTTAGATAATGGAATTACAAAAAGAATTAGGTATAGAAAAAGAAAAATTATTATATCTAAATACTCAATTACGAGCAGGTGATTCAATCGTAGAAATAAAAAGTAGTAATGGGGAATACTCCAATTTAAAAATCGAGTTTCCTATGATAGAGAACGACAAAGTAAAAGAAATTTTGGCAGTAATAAAACCTTTCATTGAATAAATATAAAATAATTAAGGGGTAAAGATAATGGACTTACAAAAAGAATTAGGTTATGAGGATACATCTATCTGTCGAGATTATTCTTATTTTTCAGTTAAAAATATGAGCCTAGAACTTGACAAAAAACAGATAATGTCATTAGACCCAGAAAAACGGGTAAATATTTTTTCTCTGAGAATAGAATTGACAGATATTGGAGAAGAAAAAGTTAAAGAGATTTTGACATATTTAAAAACAATAACAAAATAGTTTTGAAATAAAGAAAAGGGGAATAATGGATTTAAGAAAAGTATTAGAAAGTAAAGGAATAAATAATATTGAAGGTTCTAAGTATGCAATAAAAACCGAGTTTGCATCAATAGAAGTAAAAGCAGATAAAGATGAGGTTTTACTACTCAATATACAATTAAAAGATTTAAGTGAGGTAAACGTAAACGATATTTTAGAAGTATTAAAAGATTACTTAAAATGAAGTTATATTTGGTAAGAAAAGCAATGAACCTACTAAGTGAAAAAGTAAGTTATGATACGCCCGTGTATATCTCAAAAAAAAAGCTGTTCACGGGCTTTAATAAAAGAAATGACGGTTTTTTAATCCCACAGGTGAAAAAAGATACGGGAGAATTGTATCAGTCTAATTTATCGGCATTATTGAATAAATTAAATATGATCACTAAATTGCAAAAAGATTATCTTAATTATGAGTTGGTATTTCCTAAAATAGAGCCGTTTGTCCCCGCAAAATTTATTTATGACCGAATCAATGAAGTTATCTTTTTAGAGGAAGATAAATATCCTTTTTCTGATGGGCAATTTGATAGATTTTGTCGATTTTATAATCTACTTGACGAGGAATGTCAAATATTACAAGATTTCATTAACCAAAATATACATAAAATCAATGAACGACTAGAAAAGATTTTAGAAGAAATACTTAAACAAAAAATAAATGTTAATAATCGATATTTGATAGCATTAATAATAACAAAAATTAATAAATTTTAAGGTGCTAAAAACTAAATATAAACGAAATCTATTTTTCTCTTTTCTATTTCTAATCGGACTTATTACTGCTCATAGTCACCCTTTACTTTTGCTTCTAAGTATGATTACTCTTTTTTATCATTTACTTAAAGTTATTGATCTTTATAACCGCACAAAAGCAGAAGCAAAAGCAATTAGACAGTATCTTAAAATCAAATGGGAAAAAACAAAAATTTAAAATAAAGATTTTTGACAATGTTAAAATAGAAATTGCAATAATTCTTAATATTTAAAATGAGCCCTGAATTAATCGTAACAGTGATAGTAGGATTGCTAACAATTTTCGGTATTCCCATATTTAACTACTTAAATACCACAAAACAAACAATGATCAAAAATGATATTATGAGCGTTTTGTCAAGTGATACGAATAAAATCAAAGAAGGTATTAAAGAGAATGCGTCTAACCTCAGAGCAAGTAAAGCCGAGATAAGAATATATCTAAAAAATATAGAAAAAAGAATTGATGGCATTGAATCTTATTTGATGAAAGTAAACGGTTTTATTCCTTCTAGTGGCGATACCCATAATTCCCGCAGTCAAGATTAATCTTCTTCAATTGCTTCTAAGTCTTTTAAATCTATATCATAATAACTATTTGGTAATAATTCTAAATTTTCTTGTACTACAAATTTCTCTACCTCATCTTGAGCATCTTTTTTATTTTCTTTTTTTTCTATAGTTTCATTTAATGGTTTTTCTTCTATATTTTCAGGTTCTTTTAATACATTTTTTTTATCGACTTCATTTAACATTATTTTTGTATCGGAATTATCAAATACAGATGATCTTACTTCCTCAGCCGTTAATACACCATTAGAGATATATCTATCCAAAGTAATTGACTCTTGATCGTCCATTTCTAACTTCTCATTTTCTGTTGGGGAATAAGTTGATAGCCATTCCCATTTTCTATTGCTTTTTTTGATATTGTACGGGGCTAGAATCAAATCTAATTGTGTTTCTATTAGCTTCCCCCATTTCTCTTCTTGTAAAGATAAAATACGATTAGCTGATGCCAACCTTTCTTCTTTTGAGTTAGCTTTTATTTGATCTTTTTCTTTATAAAATTCACCTGGATCAATTCCCGAAGCTCCGATCATTTCTCTTAATGCAATATCGACTATTTTCTCTACATTACTGAAATTTCTACTTAATATCTGTACCTCTTCCGTTTCTTTATCCATCCATAAACCACGCTGACTACTTGCATCAATACTCACTTCTTTTGCTCTTTGTTTTATCGCTCTATAACCCTGTTCACTTGCCGACAACTTTTCGTTTAAATCTTGTATCTTGACAATCATTATTTCAAAATCTTTTAGTGCTTCTGTAACATATTGATAACCAGCTAGATAATTTTTCAGCGGATTTAAGAATGGTTGTAATACCGAATCCTCCCAACCTTGATTTAATATTTGTTCATAGGGGGGTAATTGTTTTCCCCTGAATCTCAATATTCTATCTTTATGGATGAAAGTATTATTCGGTATTTTTTGATTGCTTGAATAAGTCAATAAAGTGTAATATTCAGGATTATAGGGTTCATTATTAGAATAACTTTTAGGGGCTATTGTCAATTCCCATCTATCAAATATTCTTGAATACCCTTGAAAAGATTTTATTTTGTCATAATTTACTGGTTCGTATAACTCGCCACCATCTTCAATATAAATTACTGCCATTGCTGATCCGTATAAATTAGCTAATTTTTGACCTTCTCTAAAAACCTCTCTTAAATTATCCGTAGCTTCGTCTATTTCATTCTGTACTTTCCTATTCCTTTTTAAGGTTAATTTTCCCCATTCTTTTGTCATCTCATTCGGAAAATAATCTACTACTTTTTGAATTTGCCATAACGTCCGATACAGCAATGAAAAACTATCTCTATTATCTGGATTATTTGGCAAGTTGAAATCGAAAAAAGTATTTTTTAAAGGACTATATTCTGTTCCCAAACCACTATGCGGATTATACAAGCTATCTTTATTCAATTTAATGATCTTCATTTATTTTTTTTATAATTTATCTTTTCTTTTATTATAAGATTTTTTATAACTACTTGGCGATCGCACATTATTATTCATAGCTTTTTCTCTATGCTCATCTTTTCATCTATAGTTTTTTGCCAATTGACGATTCATCAGTTTTATTTATGACTATTCTTTAATCGATAAGTTTAACCAATTAATGATCTATCTTTATCTATAGAGTTTTATCTATAGTTGTTTTATTAATGATAGAGTTTCACCAATCGACGAGTTTCTGCATTAGATAGTCTGTATCAGGCTTCCTGATTAAGGTTGCCTATCGTTAGGTTTTCGTATGACATAATAATAACTAACTCAATTATTCATCAAATAAATAAAGATCAATCTAATTATGCGGACGAGATTTTTTTTTCTTTTTTTTGTTAAAGAGAAAAGAAGCAGTTAAGGGAATAAGTAATTATTTTCTCTAGTGATGGTTATTTAAAGAAATAAGGCTACCTTCACCGATAAATAACTATTCATACCTAAAGACAATAAATAAGGGATAAATTGACTAATTATTAATGTATAGATTTTCATCTATGGTCAAGTTATCTTTTTGTGTAGTATGATTGTTTTATAGTTGCAATTAAAATAAGATGATTTTAGAAGGTGATTGTCGGGAAGTTTTAAAGTCGTTAGCTAATAAGTCAATAGATTGTTGTGTTACTTCTCCTCCGTATTTTGGATTAAGAAATTAGATTAATTAGGTTTAGAAAATAACCATTTGCTGGTATTAGTACGGTGGTAAATGAAGCAAGTAGGCAAAATAAAAAATATGTGGCGATCGAATTAAACAAAGATTACATTGAAGAATTAAAAGAGAATTTAAAAATAATACAACCCGCATTGATTTAATTATTCTATCTATTGCTGTTTGTTTGCTTATTAATGGCTTTATTTTAGTCTTATTGATGATTCCCTATAAAAGAAAATAACTAGGCTCTCTTGAGAGAAAAACCTAGTTGTTTTAGATAATGTTATATGAGTGGGTTAATAGTGACTTTCAATAAATCTAGTTAATTTTGGATTGACAAATTTAGTAGGGATTTGAGTTAGTAAAGTATAATCCGCTTTTAGTTTAAACCTATCAGATTTTGCTTTAATTAAAAGTAATCTATTTTTATATCGAGTAACAAAAAAAGTATCCTCGTTACTAATGCTTACGCTATCAATCTTTTTGAAAGTGTCCAATAAAGATTTAATTAATTTAATTTTAGTCATTGTTTTTATCCTCTTGTTTTCTTTTTTTCTCGTTATATTTTTTAATTCTTTCGTAAGGTGTTAATGGGCGATCGCCAATAAGTTTTCTTCCTGATGTTTTAGGTTCGGGAACAAATACTTTATGACAATGTTGACATTTAATTAGCTGTGATCCTGCTGGTGTTTTCCCATGCTTAATAAATGATTTTCCGTTGCATCTTGGACATATTGGCATTTTTACCTCTTTAATAATATAATTTGAAGATTAAGCGATAATATAAGATTGACAAATTACTGGCTTAATGTAATGATCTATAAGCCTCAACACTGTAAGCCCTTTTTCTTCTAACCCGATGGCTATACGTTCAGCGGTTGCTAGTTTATCTGATGCTGTTGCTGGTAAAAGGTAATAACTTTTTAAACGAGATTCCCATGAAATTCTATGTCCTGGTATGCTTTGGATGTCTAAAATTTCATTTTTTATGTCTTGTGACAATTCTACTTGTGGTTGAATTACGATAAAATCACAATTAACAGTAATGGTTATATCGTAAACTTTGTGCATTGTTTCTAATCCAAATGGCATTTTTTACCTCTTTAGTTGGTGTTGTTTTAGTTATTACTAGTGTTTCTATCTAAATCGTTTTTAACTGGTTGTAATGGACGATTTAGAAGTGTTTTTGTTTGGTGGTTACTTACTCAGTAACCACGTCAATTAATTAATGTACATAAGCTAAAATCACGTTATCAGATTGATTTTTAACTGCGGTTTGTTTTATCTGTTTATCTGATTTCTAACCATCTTGTGGCATTCATTAAGCTATATTCTTTAAAAGTTCCCCAATCAATAGCTATCGGGGCATCAAATATATCAGTTATTACAGTTACTGCCAGAATATTACATTCTTTTACTTGTAATACATGATTCCCATTACTGTAAAATTTATCTATCATATCGTCAAAATCTAACCCTCTAAACATTCTTTTTCTCTCTCTTGATTAATTGTTTTTTATTTTTGTCAGTTAAAGAAATTTAAAACCACATCAAGGAGGGGCTACCTAAAATTTAAACTTTTTTAACTGTCTCTATCTTAACTAAATTATTTAGTTTAATCAATAGTTAACCTATAGAAATATCTGATAAAAACTAAAGAAAGTATAAGATAAAGTTATATAGTGTTTATTCTTTGTTTTTAGCGTTTGTTTCGTCTGTCGGGGTAGATTGTACTTAATTCTCTTTTAGGTGGTTAAATAAAGATAATTAAGTATAGATTAGATGATTATCTGTTGCTTAAATAATCTTGCATTAGATAGCGTTTTGTTTTGTGGTTTTCTATGATGTAAATAAAATCGGGGGATTGAGTGTCGCCTTTTCTCTCTATGCAATAAGCGTTAAATTTTATTTTTCTAATGATCGCCATAATTTCCCCCTTCTCCGATCTGTCTATTATTGTTTTATCTGAAGGGATCTTATTATTTACAAATTGATTAAAAAAAATGTATTTATTAGAATAACTTGTCGGTGTAGTTCCAAGAAAGCCTAAAAGTTTGCTAGTTTCTACTTTTATGACTGCGTGATCGTTGTATATTCTATTATGGTTTTCGATCATTTTTTGCCCTTCTCTGATACCCTTTTCTATTGATTCAGTTATATATCTTGATTCATCTAATTGATATTTATATTGATTGGCGATCGCCTTTGTAACTTCTTCTGTGTTAATCATTTTTTTGACATCTTGTTAGTGTTTGTTTTAGTTGGTGGTGTGTTTATACTTAATTCTCTTTAAGCTGGTTAAACAAAGAGAATTAAGCATAGATTAGGGTATTATTTATTTAATCCTTTTCTCAAGATATAAATAGCTTTATCGCAACATCTTTTTAAGTCTTGATCCTGTTCCGATTTCTTAACTCTTTCTAGTCGGTTTAATTCTTGAGTTGCCATAATACGGGCGGCGATTAATTCGTTACTGGTGCAATCACTAAAACCGAATAAAGGATATATAAAATAACGCTGTAAACTAGAAAAGTTTTGATCAATAAAATCTTTAGTTATTTCTTGAGGTTGTGCAATCTCTTTTAGTTTTGCTTTTGCTTTCTTCTCTTGATCTAGCTTGACCATTACGTTTAAAAATTCATCTAACAATTTATAATTGTCATTTATTGGTAACTCAATGCTAGTTAATCTTTTCTGTTTAAATTCTGTTAACTGTGATTCTAAGTAAGCTATATTCATTTTTCTAAGTCCTGTTAGTGTTTGTTTTTGTTGGCGGAGTGTTTATGCTTAATTCCCTTTTACCTTGTTAAATAAAGAGAATTAAACATAGATTAGATAATTTATAATCTGTATTCTGGCTTTAATTTAAGTCCGAATTCTTCTGCCATAATACGAACATCTCTTAATAACGTTTGTCTGTCATAAAACTCTTTTTGCTCTCTGTTAGTTTTAAGCCATGCCTGAGTTAATTCAGTCCGTCTTTCCTTAATGTTTTTCTTGTCTAATGCTTTATTTAATAACCATACCCACTGCTTATAGCCTTCTTGCTGATTGGTTGGCACTGCTAATAATTCCCGTTTTGCTCTTTCTAATTCATAATTCAAGCTATCAATAAGATATTTAAAGTTCCTCGCATAATCTTTAAACTTAGAACAATAATAAAATTTTGGTGATCCTAGTAATACTTTTAAATCATTGTATCTTATGCTACCTTCGCAGTAAATATCTGTGATAAAATCTTCTGTTATTTCTTGGGGAGGTGTATATGTTGCCATAAGTTCAGCTATTTTTTGATCGTAATAATTCATTTTCCTAAGTCCGTTTTATTTAGTGTTTGTTTTGTGGTTAGTTACTCATTACTGAGTAACTCTTATTGGCGATCGCCGATTAATCTTTGAAAGGTTTATATTTTTTATGTGCGTTTAGTTCGTTTTGTATGTCTGCTAGTTGATCTAACAACCAATCTATGTCTTCGGGCTCTACTGTATTTAATCGAAGTAATCCCCAATCTCTTTTTGTTCTTAACATTTCAATTTCATTTATATTATTAGTATATAAATGAAATTTACTTTTTTCATTATTTAGTTTTTTTTCTTTATGGAATTGCTTTTCTAATTCCTGATATTGTTCTTTATTTCCATAACCGATAATCACATCATTTAAGATAAACCAATCTATTTTGTTTGGATCGTAACAATTCATAATGAAATTTTCTTGATAATTCATTTTTCTAGGTCCTGTTAAGTGTTTGTTTTTGTTTTTTGTAAGTGTTTGATCTTTTCAAGCTAATCAAGCTAACTTTTTTTTTGCTTACCTTTATAATATAACTAAATCGTTGCGTTCTATCTATATAAAATAGATAGAAATAAATTATATAAAAATAGAATAAATATAAGTAGAAATTATGTATTTATTCTATTTTTATTGAGAATATTTGAGATTTTTGTGATAAATTAAATAAGAGATTTTAAGGTGTTTTCTGGTGACTGTTAATTAATTCAATGGTTTTGGGTAAATCTTCACTTAATAACAAGCCTCTTGATGCAATATCTTTAAGGATAGATTTATATTTTTGGCAAATGTTTTTGATTGCTTTTAATACTGCTTTTTTCTCTTTTTTGGGGGTACGGAAGGGGATTTTTTGGTGTGATTGCCCTTCATATTTTCTGTTCTTCGTTGTGTCTTCTAAGTGCCAGATATTCCCACCATTATTTATAAACAAATATAAATCTTCCCTTAAACTGAATTTAACAAGATGATCGTATTTTTCGTTTGGTTGATAAGCTATCTTTACGTTAACAAAATACATATATTTTCGTATGGGTAAACCGTAGCTATTATCTATCTCAACGTCATAGTAAAACCCTTTTAATTCAGTCTCTAAAATATTTTCGATTTCTTTTTTTAGTTCTTGCATTTTCTTTCCTCGTGTTTGTTCATTTGTTGGCGTTTGTTTTAATTGCTAGTGTATTTATACTTAAATCACTTTTTAAGGGTTGTAATGGGCGATTTAAGTATAAAATAGGGAATTGTTTAATAACAATAATCTCTACTTATTCTTTCTCCTGAGCAATTATAAAAATATTCGTTATAATTTAAAAAATCGTTCATTCTGGCTTCGTATTCTGACAAGTGATTATATAAATAATTTTTTTTGTACTCCTTAACCAATAGTTCAGCTAATAGCCAAGCCGAGCAGTCTTCGGTGTCATCATATTGCCCTTTGTTGTTTAATAG